AGACACCTCTGCTTTTTCCAGTGCCGCGAAGATGTAGGCCACCTTCTCTTTCATTTCGTTGTCCACAGTCGCCCCCTAAGTAAACTCCCCCCGACAGAGCCGGGGGGAGAAGGATTAATAGTGCTTCACTACTCTTACAACCCAAGCGCGGCTCGAAGGTCGGCGTCGGATACTTCCGCAGCGGACGGAGCAGGAGCAGCCTGCTGTGCAGGAGCGACGTTGGCGGTCTTCATATCGCCAAGGCCCAGGCCCATGTCGTCGGTGACCATCTCAGCGGCCGGGGTAGCCTGCTTGGCGGGCTCGGCCTTCTTCCCGCGTCCGGTCGTTGCCGGTGCTGCCTGCTGTGCAGGTGCTTCCTGAGCGGGGGCCTTCGTTGCCGGGACAGGTGCGGGTGTAGCAGCATGGATAGAGATAATTGCTTCCACCTCGGGAGATGCTATCAGGTCCATGATTTTAGGAATAGCGTCTTCCCCAAGATACCCGCCCATGGCAAACTTAACAACTGGATGCGACACTTTGGGGTCGAAGCTGACCAAGGTTTTTACCATGTACAGCGGGATGTCAGCGCCGCAGAGCTGCTTGATGTAGGGGGTGTAGTATTTGAAACTGTCCGGTGGTACCCGAAGCCGGTTCACACCGAATCCCGGTACAAATACAGCAAGAATTTTGTATTCGCGGCATGCCTTTCCTTTCGAAGCATTGCCTGCTTGGTCTTTGCCAGAGTTGAACGCATACATCGGGCACGCTGCACAAGATTCAGCCATCTTCACAGCCACTGATGCATCCGGACGCAGGTTGTCCAGTGAGAAGCAATCAGGCGACGCCGGTTCGTCGTTCTGGTTATATGGTTTGATGTAGTACTGTCTGTATAGCGGCTCCCGGGCGGCGAGCATAATCGTAGGCAACGCGGCGAAACCTTCGGCGTCCGTAGCCAACTGAGTGTGCGGGAACGGGGTCTCATTGCCATTGCCATCAACCATGGTAAACTGCTTGCCGGACAACTTCACCTGTGGGGGTGTAGCACCTGAAGTCATGCCAGCGAGTGCAGCTTCGTTCGCGGTTCTGCCGGTGCTTGCTGCAAGTTTACGGATGTGGGCCGGGACATCGGCAGCGTTGGGGGTCATCAATTCTGTGCTCATTGTTTTGCTCCTTCCTTAATGGTTTTTAGTTTACGACTGTTTCATCTTTGCACAATGCTCACGCAATGTTCGGCGTTCTGCAATTATGTCAAACATTTTCAACAACTGCTCCGCTTTGCGCCGGAGCAGTAGGGCCTCTCCCGCTTCTTTAGCTATTGTTGCTGCATTCTCAAGTTCTTTGGCTGCTTCTTTCGACGGCCGGGCGGCTCCGTCCTCTATGGTGAAGCCAAGGTAGGCGGCCATTGACCGCACAGTATCCTGTAAAGCGAATACTTCCTCTTGCAAGTTTAGGTTGCTAGTAATAACATCCTGAGCGAGGGCCGCTCTGCGCTCCCAGTCACGTGTTGGGACTTCCATATACGGACGAATTTTCTTTGCCAGCCACTTAAACATCACGACCTCCGTACCTTCACGCCCTTGATCTTTGTGTAGTTAACGCCAGGCGGGGGTGTCTCCCCCTCATCGAGGCGCTGCTTGACCGCGGTCTTGCTGACCCGTTGCTCAAGAAACTCGTAGGCGTTGCACGCCAAGACCCAGTCGAAGAACGAATCCCAGTCCGCTACGGTGGCGCTGTCTTTCCAATCAATGAAGCAGGTGCCGGCCACGGTGCGCATGGACTCAACACCATTGGCATCCAGCTTGCCGATCAGCCACGCTTCCCGGCGCTCCTGCAGGATCTTGAGGTCCGCGATCTCGTCTTGGAGCTTCTTTGTTTTCTCCGCGATCAGGTCGCGGGTTTCGACGTACTTGGCCACCACGTCGTCAACCTTGATGCCTCCTGCTTCCGCAGGAACTGGTGCCGCAGGCTCGGCCTGAACCGGCTTCGCAACGCACTTATGCTGCCGAGGCCGGGCTCCGTCCGCTGTCCAGGTCAGCAGCTTGCCGCACTCGGGGCAGGGCTTCTTCTCTTTCTGGTCCGGAACCTGCAATTCTTCCTTTTCCTGCTCAGTGAGCGGGGCGTTGGGGTCAAACAGGTCGTCAAAAATATCACTCATCTTGTAACCTCCCTTACAATTTAAATCTTGTCCGTTTGATAATACCGTAGCAAATCCTTCGACCGGTGTCAAGGTATTTTTGTTAGGGGCGGGACATTTTATTAAGTATTGCGTACAGCACTTCCCATGCTCTTGCTGCGGTGGCTGGCACAACCCCGTTTCCAAGCAATCGCAGCTCATCGACTCGATTATCACAGGACTCGTACAGCTCGGCATGGTCCAGCCGATCGGAAGGCCCATCAAGGTCTCCACCCAGCGGGGGTTCAGTTTGCCGGTTGGGGTATTTACCTGCCTGTGTAAATATTCCGTTGTCCTCCCGGTCGCCAACCGGCTTGGGCGCATTCCCACAACTTCGCTCGACTCCATTGCGGCCGGAGTTGTCCACGACTCTTGGTGGCTCCCAGCAATACTGCTGTTCTCCTGGGCGGGAGGGCCATGTACCGCACGGCCAAGAAGGGCGTTCACCGGCACATTCTCGCAACTCTGCGCTGTTCCGTCTTTCCAATCCCTCGCACTCGCAGTCGGCCAAGCCGACTGCGATACCTGCGCTGTCAGCCCCGGCCCTCCCGATGAATCTCTCTGGTTCGGCCCTCCGTGCTCCCCGTCCGATGAGCGTATTGTTCTCCAATCCTTGCGGCTGTGGTTCATGTCTGGGTAATGAACCTGCTCGCGCAGGTTCATGCAGCCTGCGTTCTTCTCCATTCGTGTCTGCTGCAGTTTCTCCGGTGTCCGTACAAGGTTCACACAATCGAAGGTCTGCGCCGTCGCCCAATTTCGCAAAGATAAACACCCGTTTTCTCCGGTGCGGAGCACCGACTTCAGCCGCGCTGAATATTCCCCACGTTGTGCGATAACCTGCTTCTTCCAAATCGCTGATGACTGTGGAAAGTCCAAGCGAGATGTGTCCTTCGACGTTTTCAAAGAAGCAATAGGCAGGCTGAATAATTCTAACTGCGTCGATAACGAAGGGCCAGAGGTGCCGAGGGTCTTCCGTTCCGAGTCGCTTCCCGGCTGCGCTGAAGGGCTGACAGGGATATCCCGCAGTAAAGATGTCCACCTTGTTGTGAAACTCTGCACATGGGAAGGTTTTAATATCCGTCCAGACAGGTGCGAGGTCCATGAATCCCGCTTCCATTTTTGCGACCAAGTTCGCGCAGGCGAATGCTTCGATCTCAGCATAAGCGACGACGCGCAGATTTCGGATAGCTCTACTGAGTCCGAGATGAATGCCTCCGTATCCGGCACACCACTCAAGAACTGTAACTTTTTTGGGACAACCCACACTTATAACCCCCCTCCAGTGCGCCAAAAAGTGCACTTGTCATTGTGCCAGCGCTGGCGGCTCCTGATTTTATTGTCTGGACATTTACAAAGTCCATGTACCCAGTAAGTCCCGGTTATTTCGTAGTACCTGCAACTCACGCACTTCCCTCGGGTGTCGCTTTCAACCGTAAAAACTGCCATCTCACAACCCCCCTCCGTTCTTCGATAGTTCAAGCACGATGTCCTGAAACTTGGCTTTGCCCTGCAGGACCTGATAGGCCCGCTTCTCCTCCGCCGTTGCGTAGATATGTGCTATGTCGATCTTGACTTTCTGCCGGCTGCCGTCCGTCCTGGCGTTGGCCTGCTGGTAGTCCTCGGCGTTGCGGTGCGGGGCGTACCAGATAGAGAGTGAGGCTGTTGTCAGGTCCAGGCCGTGGGCCATGACCCGAGGGTGGCAGACCAGCACGTGTGGGTCCTTCAGCATGCGGAAGTCCCGAAATATCTGAGTGCGCCGGCCGGCGGAGACCCCCCCATCCACGACCGCTACTGACCATTTCTTGCGCAGCTTCTCCGCCAGGGCGTCCAGGACTCCGGTGAAGGGGACGAAGACAATGACTTTCTCATCGTTCTCCTCGATCAGCTCCTCCAGTACTGCGAGCCGGGGGCCGAAGTCCATGTGGGCCAGGGAGCCATCCGCTGAGATAGCCACGCCTGCAGCCACCTGCACAATTTTACTGACTAAAACGGCCGCGTTGACAGCAGTAATGGTCTTCCCCCTGATCTCCGTCACGGCCAAACGCAGGATCTGCCGGTATGCCTTCTCCTGCTCCTCGGACAACTCAGCGCGACGGTCAATATAACACGGCTCCATGTCCGTGCAAACAGTTCTTTCAAACCGGATCGAGGGCTTCAGTATGCGGGCCACGGACTCAGCCGCGGTGCGCTTGGGCACCCACTTGAAGGTGCTGACCTGGATCATGGTCTCCCGCTTGAACGAGGTGAAGTGGCCGTGCGGGTAGTTCTCCGGGGTGATCAGTTTACACTGGGCGAAGGCGTCGGTGGGCTCGTTGGGTGTCGGGGTGCCGGTGAGGCCCCAGACTGACCGCTGGATGCCTTGCATGTTGGCTACGCGGTTGAGAGGTTTGAACAGGGTCTTGGCCTGAGCATTGCGAAAAGTTGCAAGTTCATCGATTATAAGGTGATCGATGTCGGGTCGTGTCTTGAGAATTTCTTCGAGCACCCCAATGCCGTGGTGGTTGACCACATAGAAATTGCAAGGCTTGGCCAGGAGGTCGAGGCGCTTCTGCCGGCTGCCGTGCAGGATGGCGTAGGTCCGGAGCGGGAACGATTCAAAGATGTTTTGCTCCCACACATCCCACAGGGTTGAGAGCGGAGCCACGACCAGGGTGCGATGGATTTTGCCGAGTCGTTGCAGGTAATCAGCAGCCCAGAGGGCGCTGAGGGTCTTGCCTACACGAGGGGCGTTGTGGCAATGCGCCCGGTAATTGAGAGTCAAGAACTCAGCCGTATCGATCTGATACCACCTCGGCCGGTACCGGCCCGGCCAGTCGTACTGAGTCCGGATGGGGGACGGTGCCTTGAGCCCGATGTTGTTCAGCACCCGCGCTGCTTCGAGTGTGTGCGGCATGGCGCAGAACGTCTGTCCTTGGACCTCGGCTTCTTTGAGATCCGGGAACAGGGCGTGGAGCTGGCCCGGGTTCGTCGTTGGGACGACGAGAGTATTATTGATGGTGCGGATCATTTATTACACAGTTTTTGTAATTGGTAGACTAAACGCGTAACAAGTCGCTAGATAATATTATAGTTATGATTCAAGACACTTTTCAAGGTTCCTTCCAAGTCGAGTTCTAAACGACCTCTCCAGCGCATCTACTTCATCAGGGCACCATTTACCTGATTCAACGAAGCTCCATGCCCCTGCGTAGCTCTTAAATATTTCTTTGGTTGCGACAGTCTTTTTAAATACCCCTGTCGTAACATCAACCGTTGCGCGAAACTTCCAATCGATTGGTGATCTGCCTAATACTTCAACCAACTTAAAATTAGAAAACTTCATAACAAGTCACTCCAGCGGACCGGAATTATCGAAGCGGTTCTGGCCAGGTCCGGTGGCCGGTCCGCTGAGTTCTGCGTTATGCTTCTACCAATCCCCGTCACCGATAGATGCTCTACCTGACCAGGCTGTCCGCTGGCGCTGCGGGGGACAATTATGCGTATCTTCGTGGGCCGGCCCCAGGAGCAAATGAAAACCTCCGGACGCGGTATAATATTGCGCATTGGGAAAAATCTTTTGGATATCTGCCAGAACCCTGCGAATGTTAGAATCAAGCAGTTTTAATCGTTTCCGCATCCCTGGGAGTTCCTGGTCTAGAAGCCGACACGCATCGTCATCCTCGTTTTCTCTGATCCAAACGTCAACCTCATATTTATCAAAAGTTTTTGGCATAACAAAATCACTCCAGCGGACGAAGTTCCCGCGTGCGCTCTGGTCCGCTCAGAGTGCCGCTGAGTTCAAGCGTTCTCCGCCAGCCAACCCTCAATGAATTTTTTGACCGCAACTGCCATGTCTACATTGCCATAGGTATCTGCGAGCAAGGCTCTGCCGTCTTTTGTTTCACGCCAAATACGCGATCCGCCGTGCTCATAAATGCGTTGGAAAATGGGCGTAGAACAAGGCGCTGCACTTGACGGCTTCGCCGTCGGCGTTTCGTCCATTTTTTCTATCAATCTTTCGTCGTACATTTGCCCTCCTTCTCGCTGCCGCAAGTGAGCTTAACGTTATCTGTCTGTGACCTCGAATAAAAAATCATCTACCATTGACTCAAGTTCTGCCAGTGTGCCCCTGTACGTCACACCATCATCCTTTTCGCGCCCGAGTTCGCGGGACAAATGCCTGAATATTTCGATGGCCCGAGCTTGTTGCTCTACAGATAACAAGTCGCTCAACACCGGACCTGGCGAGACTGGCGGTTTTTGCGGGTGATGGCTACAACCAATGTCAAGGTAAAGCCCGCACATCGTGCATCTGCCCAGGAAATTCATTGCCCTGATATCATCTTTTCCCATATCTTTTCCTTTGCCGGTTAGCTCAAACGTTATATTTCAACCTTTCCTTCAGGACAAAAGCCAGTAAGGAACAGGGCAACAACCATTGTCAAACTTTTCTTGGTCCAAAAGGATTCGATACGGGTTACATCCAGGGTGTCCCTGTCCAGCCGCTTGGAAATCACCAAAAAAATATCAGGGTTTTCCTGGTTTTGCCCAACCATTATTTTACGCAATCTTTCGCGGTCAAAAGTAGCTCCACCCTTATATTGCGCCATCGTTTTCCTCCGAAATATAACAATCGTTATGAACCGGACGGCCACAGTTGCGCAATCCGGCAAGGTTATCTAAGGCCGGTTATACCGGGCGTTATCTGCTTAACCACTCCCCGAATTTCTTCAGACTCTCTGCGCTGTCAACCACGAATACCGCACCGCCCGAGCAGCGGATCGCTGCAATCTGCAAAGCCTGAAAGCCTGTCGGCTCCTTGCCTGGGGCTTTTGTTTCAACCGCCCAGAACCTGCCGTGGTAGTGGCCGAGAAAATCTCCGACCCCCCTGGTGCCGTATCCAGAACTCCCGGGCATGAAGTACCAACCAGCAGCAGAAGAGAACGTACCTGCATCCTTTGCCGGACGAATGTCGTACTTGGCGAGCAGGGCCTTAACGAGGTGCTTAATCTTGCCTTCAGGGGTCATCGCACAATCGGCGTAATCCTGAGCCTACCATCACTGTCGCGCACAAACTTGCAAATTACCTCGAAGTCTCTAGGCATCGCTCCGCTCATTAGGGCGCAGTCGCGCAACTCAGCGGCTTCGCAGGAAACGCGTTGTGCTTCTCGGACTGCGCTGCGCACCGGGTCAGATATTTCACAAGCTCGCTCGTACAATTCAGTAAATGTACTCATGTTGTCCTCCGTTTATCTCGGTAATAAATCCTCGTCCTCTCCGCCGCAACCTCCCAAAACTCCTGAGACACGACTCGCTCCGCGCCGTGCACGAACCAAATGTCGATGCTCAGGCCGCGCAACCGGTCCATGTCCATGGTTGCGTCCCGGAAGGCAATCACCCCGCCGGAGGTGAACTTCCAAAACCGGTTCATTATGTTCGCGTCAAACCCCGGGTTGCTCCTGAAGTCGGCGTCGGCTGCCCACTGGGTGGGGTAGATCAGCATGATCTTCGCCCCTTCCTTCGCTTTGCGGATTGCTTCGTGGAAGATCATTTGGTTGCCGTTGTCCAAGCCTTGAGAAACTCGTCCGAGTCGTACTGTGGCCAGCCAATCTCAGTATGAAACCCAGCAGCGTTACGATGCCCGCCGCCGCCGTAAGCCTTGGCGATGACTGACACATCGAACTCCCCTTTGGACCTGAGCGACCAGTGGCGGAACACATCCCCATCGAAATACGTTGCTGCGAACGGAGCCCCCGGGTACTTGATGCAGAGTTCGTTCCCGACTTCGGAGATGTTACTGGTGCAGTTTACGGCCGGTACCTCGTAGGATACTCCTTCGATGCTCAGTTGCATCATGCGGACCCCTCGCAGGGAGTACCCGATCTGGGTGTCGCGGAATTTTTTGATTGCTGCGCCAGCACGTAGGGCGTCAGCGAAAAACACAGAACTGAAACACTCCCTTATCCACTCTCGGAAGTCCCTGTCCAGTGTAGAAATGAACAAGTTCACCTCTTCGGACGCCGGCAGTTCAAACTTCCACAAGTCGCGGTCCTGAACGTATTTGAGCAGATCAGGCATTTCTTCGCCGGAATGGAACCTCTCCCACACAATCCCGCATCCGGACTTGGTCTTGTCAAACCATGCGTAAGGCAGGCCGGCGAGTTCTTGCTCTGCTGACTTGTGATGGTCGTAGATGTAAAGGTCATATACTTCAGCAAGGTCTACGCAGACAGCTCGGGGGTAGGAAAAATCAACAATATAGAGCTGCGCGGTATCTTCGGACAGCTCCGGAACTTTCTGGCCGTACTGGACTGGGACGTAGGTTGCTTCGTCGCCGAACAACAGCCAGAGCGCGAAGGCCGAGGCGAATCCGTCCGCATCGCCGTGGTAAAGAACTGTCTTCACTATTTACCCTCCTTTTTTATCTGAGTATATTCCTTGAACGCTGCAATCCCACACTTTGGACAACTTGCAATTACTTCGTACATCGCCCCACTCTCAGTCACCACTGGCTCAGTCCTGGTCAGTTCTTCCTTCGTTCCTGTGAACCCACAGGTGCAGAAGTACCTACCATCGAAGTCTGTATTCGCTGGTTCGTGGACCTGCTCCTCTTCCAACACCTCGATTGGAAACCTGTGCTCAGCCTTCGATCCGTCGGAGCATACAGTGACAGTGTCAATGTAGATTCCTTCGGCCGGCCAGTTACTTCGAATGTGTACCACGATCATCGGCCATCCAAGGATGGTCACTTGGGCCCCAACAGGGTACTTTTTCTGGTACTCAACTACTTTCACACCGATGGCTTTCCACTCAGCCTCCTGCGCTCGCCGCGTCTCCCGCAGGATATCGTTTATTTCTTTCTCAACTTCGTCCAAAGATTTTTTCTCAGTCAGTTTGAAAGGCCACATATTATCTCCCCCCTCCACAATGTGGGCACACCGTTACCGGGCACCATTTTTTACAAAGACCGTTAGGTTTCTGCGGGAACGACTCAGTTGCCCAGGCATTCTCCATCCGGGCGGCTCGGGCCAGGAAGTCCTGCCATATTGCCGGCACCTCGGCCTTGGTGAAGGGCCGGATCCCAGTCACCTGCTGGTGCTTGGTCCAGATATATTTTCCCTCGAACTTCTCGATTGTCGGGAACATGATCGACAACGCGGCGCCGCTCAGTCGGAGCTGGTCTTCGTCGTCTTTTATTGTCTTTCCCGTTTTAAAATCGAAGATCTTGGCTTCCGTCCGCTTGAAGTCAAGCAGAGTTACATCGACCTTGCACCGCAGCCAGGCGTCCTTGGCGAACCACTTGGTCAGCTTCAGCCCCCGAGTGAGTGCGATCTCCAGCTCGGCATGCGGCGTGTAGCCGGAGCGCAGCATCAGGTCCACGTACTTCTCGACCAGGGCAAAGGCCTCGGGGTCTTTGTGCGGCGTCATCTTGAGGGCCATCTCCGCGGCTTTGTGGACCCTGTTGCCCCAGATAATAGCTTCGGTTTCTTGAAACTCAATCGTGCAGTAAAACCGCTTGTGTGCATACTGAAACGGGCAGTTGCGAAAGTCTGAGTCTGCGGTGTAGGACCAAGAGAACGGACGGCCTTTGGCGTTGAGCGGGGCGGTCATCTCAGCCACCTGTCCTCGCTAAGTACCCACCGGCGGTCGAACTCACTGGCGTCCCTTGCCGGTTTGCTGTGGCAGAAACATTCCTTGCCAGTATTGTAAACGGACAGTCGTGCTCCGCACACTTTGCAGATCCGCTTCGGCGGTACCTTTTTTGGTTTGCATTTTCCCATGGCTACGCCTCGCGGGCAGCTCCGAACGCGGCCTCAGGTCCGGTCTTGGTTCCCTCAGAGTCCATTAACATACTGGGCGCCCAACCAGGGCCTTTTATGAATGCCAGCCAAGTTTCAAAGCTGGACCCTCTGTCAGCTCCCCATCGAGTGCCAGCCATATGCCTTGCTAGACCCTCGGGTGTGGAGAATACCGGCGAGATCGGCGATCCTCCGCTGACCGTTTCCCAGATCTGATACCCTGGCCCCGCCGGAGGTTCTTCCCGCTGCCAATCTTCCGCCGCTTGTTTATCAGCTTCTGCCCCCCAAATCTTGCCGTCACCCTGGCAGAAAGGGCATTCTGAGACAACACTCAGCCGCTCACACTCAGCCCTAATAACCACCCAGGAATTGATGGAATCGTGGCCCAACCCGACAATACTCCAAACATTAACCTCTTCCGGAGTTGGCACATAAGGCGGATCCTTGAGCTGCCAGCCAGACTCTTTTGCCCATGTATGAGTGAAGTCCCTCAGTCTGCCAGCAGCAACAAGGGCGGCGACGTCATCAGCATTCAGGTGATGCAGCCAGTGTGAATTGAAATGCCGACAGAGTCTCCGGGCTTCACGATTGACCGCATCAGCATCAGTGCCGTAAAATTCTGGGCTACGGTTGACGTTTCGTTCGGCAAGTTCCCTGACCACCGGATGATTTTCAGTAAAAGGCACACTGCCGCGATCCTCCGGCCTGAATGAGGTGTAGCCATACCATAATGCCTTCAGCCACCTGGCTTCAGGGGATGAACCTGAGCCGTCGCAGGCTTCACATTTATGAGCCTTTTTATAGTGCGGATTCAGAAACCCTTTCCAAGGCTTGTTCAGCGGCCAATTGAAATCAAGCGGTACTCGTTTCAGTTCTCTTCCCATGATCACACCCCCTTCGCTTCTCGGGCGGCGATAGCCCGTGGCCGGTTGCTGGGGAGTACCCGAGTGCGCCCCGGGATGTGCTTCTCCCCGCCGACGTCCTTGCGCTGGTAGGTGCCACCCACCGCAACCTTGAACAGCTTGTGTTTCGGGAAAGCGGCTTTGACCTTGGCTACTTTTTTCGCACCGGCGCCGGGGTGTTTCTGCATCCAGGCTCGCAGCATTTCATCACCAGGCAGCAGCACACAGGAGGTCCAGACCGGGACTCCCCGTCCGACGCGCTTGCGGTCCTTCGCCTGCTGGTTTCTCCGGGCACGGTATTTTTCAAACGATTCTCCGGGTTGTCTTGCGTTCATGGTTTCTCCTTTATCTGAATTTAGCAGCCAGCCAGTGCGGCTGGTCACCGTAAAGTTCAAGGGTTGTAATCTTCTGCATCATTGGCAGCTCCAAGGCACCCAGTTTCGACACCTCTTCGGTTCTCAGCACCCGCAGCATCATGCGGTACTGGCCGCAGACAAAGATGATATCTCGCCCCGGGCAGATGGTCGCCGCCGACCATCCATGATGGTGCAAGGGCCGCACCTCAGAGGCGTAGGTGCCTGCGATGAGGGGCTGGAACAGCTCCATGGCGATAGGGACGACGCAGGGTTTTTTGCAGCAGGTCATTACTCAAACCCCATCAGGACACCGCCGTTACGGGGCGTTTCGTAGATACATTTGAACTTCAGCCCGTTGGGGGTGAGAAACGCATCCCGCACCGCGCTGGCTTTCCCTGCCGGAGCAAACACCGTCACCTTGTCGGGCGGGACCGGGAAAGTGTACTCGGTGAACAGCCGCATGAACCCTGCCGTCAGTCCGTCCACGAGAGAGTGGAACTTGGTATCATGCAGGTAGAGCTGCTGCGCTGGCTCCCGGATGGCGTCCGACATCGCCGCGGTCGCTCCTGCATGCACCATGTACTCTCGGAGCATGAAGATCTCCCGGACCCGGGCAAGGATGTTGTAGTTGATCGCGGCGAGTTCGGACGTTCGCGCTGCTTCCCATGCTTCAGTAAGAGTCAGCAAGTCGCGCTCATCTTCAGGGAAAGATAACAACCAGTCGTCGAAGGTCATGGTGGTCTCCTCAGTAAGAAAATTGGGGCGGTCAGGGGCTACCTGAACGCTGCTGCTCTGCTGCCCGAAATTGATCACCTGCAATCCCAGTCCCGCTCAGTGATTCATGAGTTACTGAGCTACAACTGCAGGCCGTTGCGTTTTGGCCTCGGGCCTAGCGGGCCACATCTGCTGAGATGTTCCGCCCCAAAGTTTTTATTATTTTACTCGTCGCCCCAGCATCGACACTGGAGGAGGCCCACAGGCGCTCGTAGTTTTCCGCAGTGCATACACATCAGCTCTGGGAGAGTCTCAGTCAGTAATTGCTCGCGGTCGGCGGGACTGAGTTCAACAACCATCCGCGCGATGTACTGCACCGTGTTTAGTGTGCGCAGCTCCTCAAGTTCCTGGTCTGCGAGACATTGCGCTATTGAGCGTCGGTCGGTGTGCATAAGTAGTCCCCCTTAAAATCCCCCACCCCGCGCAGATACCTTTCTCCCCAGCCAGAGGAGTTTTTTTGTTCTGCGCGGGGCAAGGCAAATATTGTCCTGCCCGCATGGGAAGCCTCGAAAGTTCCGGAGTAAATAGAAAAACCAACTTGTTCGAGGACGTTCACCGATTGCTCAGTGTTCCATCCTTGCACCTTGTGACTTGCGGCCTTGATACGATTAAACCTTACTTCCTTGTATCTTGAGCCTTGAGCCTTCAGGATGTTTTACCTTCTCGTGCTCTACCAGCTGAGCTACTTCCCACTATGGGGGAAGATCGGAGTCGAACCGACGACAGCGAGTTCCAATAAGGTTTGCGATTAACAGTCGCATGCAAGATGTCGCTCTTGCGGCGTTCTATTTGTCCAGTTTTTATCTCCATGCGTCAGGAA